AATGGATACATTTATTCAGTTGGATTTTCAACAAAGTCAAATTTAAATTCAATATCAGATCTTTTTAATGCTTCTGGCATCATAGTTAATGAAGACGATGCAACATTAAATAATATAGTAACAGCAGGACTTTACAATGAAGATGGAGACCTTGTTGATGCTGAATTTTACAACACTGAATTTTGGGCTTATCTTTATGATGGCGGAATAGCAAAATCAAACTCTGTAATTCTATTAGAACATACGGCAAGTTATACGTTACTCCCAACATTTTCATATAATAAATTATTCTTAGATATTGGTATTTCTGGCCATTGGGAAGATTATCTGCCGCTGTCTTATTTTGGACAATATGTTCAGAATGACATTGGAAATTCTTTTTATGATTTAGATTTCTTGCAGTTTAACTTGGGGTATCCAGCATCAGAGACATTACTAGAGTCAACCGCACAAGACACAATAACCTATGAAGATTTAATGAATAGTTATAAGACACCAGTCAGAAGGACCTATGCTCAACTTCAAGATATAAACTTTACTGGATGGCACAACTATGGGAATATGTTAGAAAATTCTTTAAAGTATTATGAATACAATACCGAAAACGAATCAATTAGAAGTTACGTAACTTTCCAGTATGTAGATGAAGGTGCAAATGCCTTGTCAAGTTACTTTACAAAGACCGTTCTTCCACAAGAGAATTCTGTTATTGATGTATCAGATTACCCCTCTTGGCAAAGTACAAAGTTTGAGATTATTGATAATACATTAGTTTATCCAAGAAAAGATATAGATTTTAATAAACTTGCAGTTGTTTATAGCATTGACTTTAATGTTCGTGGAATAATTAAAAAACCAGTCATTCTAAAAAAGTTAGAGATTGCCTCTCAATCACTTAATGATAATTCGTTTAACCCAATTGGAACAAGATTTGGTTCTGACCTTTTCCCATACAAGAGGGCTGGACTTTACTATGACTATAAATCAAAGAATCCATTTAGCATTTATAAAGGAAGCACTCCTTACCTATATACAAACCGTACATCTGGAATCCAGGTTCGTGGAGATTTTGATTTAAATGAAGATCGTGGTATTTCTATGCCAGTAAATCAGTCTGTTGCAGATAACTACAGAGTAAGCGCTTTTCAGTCATGGGTTAAGTATGAACAAAGAGTGTTTCCATTAAACCCAATTGCTTTATTTGAGGTTGAGCATAAAAATAATACAATTGTGTTTTATGTTGTTGCAAATGACAAATTTGGTAAAAGAGGAGTTGTTTATGCAAAAAATAAAAAGGATAACTCTGACTTTAATGAAATTGCATATTTTATAAATGGAAAATCTGTTCGTGAACCAGTATTGACGGTTAAGGAGTGGTCTGTTTTAGGAATTAACTTTACAACAGACTTAAACTTTGACCTGTTCTTGGGCTCTATAAATTTAAAGGGGCCAGCAATCTTTAATAATATTTCATATTATCAAGCAAATAATCTTCAGCAGTTACAGTCAAAAGTCAATAGACCCTGGAACAAGGTTAAGCAGGATGGTGCTATAGATTATGATTGGTCATACTGGCTAAATAACTATACTTGGGATGGAGTCTTATCGGTATCTTCCTCTCCTCTATATGGCGTAAACTCCCAAGATGTTTATAATAATTACATGGGAACTAATAAGATTATCATTGATGACGAAGAGGGCATGGTGTTTGATGCCGACAAGATGAGAGTCTATAATGACACTAGTTGGTCAGTATCGGTAGGCACACCAGTATAGTCTGCTATACTTATGGTTATGGATTCTCTATTTAGCCCAAAAACTGGTAAACCTATTGTCGAAAATGTACGACGTAAGGTCATTGACAAGCATTATGACTGGGGTCTATACGTATACAAGAAGTCAGATGGAAAGTGGTTTACTGACGGAACTGGTTCTGTATTAAACATTCCCGCTCAAAAAGGTGACATCTCAAAGATTGCAGAACTTAAAAAGGCTGCAGTATTTAATGGTGACGACGGAGAAGGCACAGCCCACTTTGTTGCGGGACTAACAAGAGTATCTGAAGAAGAATACTCAGAACAAAAAGATAGAATGAGACAAGGTTTAATTCCAAACGTTAACGACTTAGGCGCAATTGCCGATGCACAGAAAACGTTAAAAACACATGGAAGGGATGCGTACGAAAGTGACTGATGATGATAACTTCCAGTATGTTAGAGCAAGTTTAAATACTCAAGAACAAGAGGATAGCCAGTTTAAGGGTAGCGACCCATTTAATAAAAACTGGGAAGAATTAAAAGAATACTCTGGCTTAGATCAAAACTTTCGCCGTCGTATAGTAAGACAGATTAGCAAAGCGGTATCTCCAACAGCAGCATATCTAGACTCTGCAAATGCAGTTCCATCTGGAGCAGATGCTGGATCAAAGGCTCTTAATCCTGGAACAGTATATAGAAATGGATATGGTCTATTTGATGTAATTACACCACCATACAACATGTACGAACTAGCAAATTTTTATGACACATGCTTTTCAAACCATGCTGCAATTGATGCAAAGGTAGAAAACATTGTAGGTCTTGGTTATAGGTTTGATGTTACAGATAGAACTTCACTAAGATTAGAAACTTCAGAAGATGAAGCCGCAACTGGTAGAGCAAGAAGCAGAATTGAAAGAGCAAAGATTGAACTTCGTGATTGGCTAGAAAATCTAAATGATGATGACTCTTTTACAAAAATTATGGAAAAGGTTTATACCGATGTTGAAGCAACAGGTAATGGATTTATTGAAGTAGGTAGAACACTTAAGGGAGACATCGGTTACATTGGTCATATACCAGCAACAACTGTTCGTGTTCGTAGACTTAATGATGGATACCTTCAAATTATTGGTCAGGCCGTTGTTTACTTTAGAAACTTTGGTGCAACCAATCCAAACCCAGTAACAGCAGATAGCCGTGCAAATGAAATTATTCACCTTAAGTCATACTCTCCATTAAATACTTATTATGGGATTCCAGATATTGTTTCTGCGATGCCATCACTAATTGGTGACCAACTAGCATCAAGATATAATATTGATTATTTTGAAAACAAGGCTGTCCCACGATATATCATTACTCTAAAGGGTGCAAAACTTTCTGGAGATGCAGAAGATAAAATGTTTAGATTTTTACAGACTGGACTTAAGTCTCAGTCTCATAGAACCCTTTATATTCCACTTCCTGGAGATACAGACCAGAACAAGGTTGAGTTTAAGATGGAGCCAATTGAAAACGGTATTCAAGAAGGATCTTTCAAGGAGTATCGTAAACAAAATCGTGACGACATTCTAATTGCCCATCAGGTTCCTATATCTAAACTTGGTGGTTCAGATTCTGGTTTGGCAGCAGCACTCTCCCAAGATCGTACATTTAAAGAGCAGGTTGCTAGACCAGCACAACATCATTTAGAGAAGGTCGTTAATAAGATTATTAAAGAAAAGACAGATGTTCTTGAACTTAAGTTTAATGAACTAACCCTTACAGATGAAATTGCTCAATCACAGATTCTTGAAAGACTTGTTAAGACTCAGATTATGATGCCAAACGAGGCTCGTCAGGCTCTTGATTTGCCACAACGCAAAGATGGCGATGAACCTTTTGTCATGACTCCAAGACAGGCAACTGATGCCGCCGCAAATCTTTCTGGTAACAGAGCGAGAGATACAGAAAGAACAAATAACAACTCTGACTCTCCAAGTACAGTTGCTGGACGCAATCCTGCGGGTGAAGGTAGATCATCTCAATAATTGAGAAATCTATTAAAACATTTGGTATAATGGATTCTGATATGATAATAAACAAGGCAAATTGGACAACAGACAAGGATAGCCTACGTCTGTCAATGCCTATTGGTAAGGTAGATGTAGAGCGCCGCATGGTCTCTGGATTTGCATCTTTGGATAATATTGACAAGCAAGATGATATTGTTACAGCAGAAGCAAGCGTTCAGGCATTTAAAAATTTCAAGGGTAACCTAAGAGAAATGCATCAGCCATCAGCAGTAGGAAGAATGATTTCATTTAAAGAAGATCGCTATTTTGATCCAAATTCAAAGAAGTTTTATAATGGAGTTTATGTTTCCGCTTATGTTTCAAAGGGTGCACAGAATGCCTGGGAG